CTCTCGCGACGCATCGACAACCTCCTCGCGCTCGCGCGGCTCGAGGCGGGGCGGAGCGTCCCTCATCCGGAGCCGACGCCGCCCGCCGACCTCTTCCGGGCGGCGCGCGAGAGCCTCCCTCTCGTCCTCGACGCGCACCCGGTCCACGTCTCCGTCGCCTCCGACGCACCCGACGTCCTCGCGGACCCCTCGCTCGTCGCCGAGGTCCTCGTCAACCTCGTCGAGAACGCTGCCCGCGCCGCGCAGCCCGAACTCGAACTGGAGGCCGGCGAATGAGCAAGGACATCTACATCAACGCCGCGCAGCAGCGCCTGCTCAAGATGGTCGTGCTGCTGGCCGGCAACGAGTTCAGCGGCCTGGCGCCTTCCGACCTGGCCAAGGCGCTGGACACCAACCCGAGCAACGTCACCCGCGACCTGGCGAACCTCAAGGAAGCCGGGCTGGCCGAAACGCTGCCCGACACCGGCCGCTGGCGCCTGGGGCCGAAGCTGGTGCAGATCGCGCTGGCCTTCAGCGACCACATCAGCCGTTCATCGGCCCGCATGGACGAGCTTCAACAACGCTACACCCGCCAACCGTAAGGGAGAGAACAAATGGGACGCAACCCCCTGCCATCCGCCATCCGCCCGCCGCTCGATATCAACAACGAAGTGCTGCAGGGCGACCTGGAGAAATCCGCCGCGCTGCCGGCCACGCTGGCCGCGATGGAAAAGGACACCACCGCCCTGGCCAAGACGCTGGGCTATGACGGCCCGCTGGCGCCTGACCTGTTGGAAGAAGGCGCCCGCGAAAGCCTGACGCGGATCAACTTCGAGATTTTCTCGGTCGGCGCCCGCCTGTTGCTGCTCAAAGCGCAGTGCCCCCATGGTGAATTTGTCGAGCGCCTGGAGCACCTCGGCATTGAATATCGAATGGCTGCGCGCATGATGCAGGCCACGCGCAAGTTTCCAAATGTGTCGACGTCGACACATTTGATCGCCCTCGGAAAATCAAAAATCTTCGAACTGGTCGTGCTCGATGACGAAGAGGCCGAAGCCTTCGCCAACGGCGAAGAGGTGCGCGGCATTACCCTTGACGATGCGGCCACGATGTCGGTTGCCGAGCTACGGCGGCGCGTTCGCCAGGCTGAGGCCGACAAGGAAGCCGATGCCGCCAAGGTCAGGGCCAGCGTCTCCGGAGAACTGGCAGCCAAAGACCGGCTGATTGCCGACGGCAAGAAGCGCATCGCCGAACTGGTCGAAGAAAAGAACCGCCGCGAAGGCATGACCGACAGCGAGCTGGCGGTCGAGCTGGAGCGCGACCTGACCGAGGCGACGCTGCTGTGCATCGGCAGCACGATCCCGCTGCACAAGGCGGTCGATGCCATTCGCGGGCTCGACCATGTGCCGCAGGGCCTCTATGTCGCCATGCAGGCGGCGATTCACCGGGTATTGAGCGAGGTCGAAACCATCGCCAACGACTACGGCATCAGCCTCGATTTCGGCCTGCCGACGGTGGCGACGGCCGATCCGCTGGCCGCCCTGGTCGATCTCGACGACCCGAACGCAGACGAAGACTTCGAAGCGGCGCAGTGATGGAGACGACCATGGCACTGACGCCGGAACGCATCATTTCCCTGAAGGCCGCCAGCGAGGCGCTGGCCGGCGCCGGACACGGCCAGAAGCGGGAGGTTGCCGACAAGCATGCCAGCCTGCTGGGCTGCGACGTGAAGACGCTTTACCGGCAGATCGCCGAGGCGGGCTTCGGCGCGCAACGCAAGCGGCGCAGTGATTTTGGCCAGCTATCCATCAGCAAGGACGAGGCCATGAAGATGATGTCGATCAAGAAGGCGGCGCAGCGTGCCAATGGCAAGGACAACCTGGCCGTCGGCGATGCCGGCTCCCTGGTGCGCTCCAACGGCCTGGCGGCGCTGGGCCGGCTGGACAAGGAAACCGGCGAACTGGTGCCGGTCAGCGAAGGCACGCTGCGCCGGGCGATCAAGGCGCACCGGCTGGACCTCAAGACCCTGAACGCGCCGGCGCCGCACCGCGGCCCGCAGAGCCTGCACCCGAATCACGTCTGGCAGATCGACGCCTCGGTCTGCGTGCTGTTCTACCTGGACACCGGCGGCCTGGGCGTCATGGAGGCCGACGAGTTCTACAAGAACAAGCCGGAGAACTTCCAGAAGAAGGCCAAGGCGATGGTGATTCGCTACGTGTGCACCGACCATTACAGCGGCACCGTGCATTTTCGCTATTACCTGGGCAACGAATCGGGCGAGATGCTGTGCAACTTCTTCATCGACTGCATTCAGCCGAAAGAGAACGAGAAGGACCCGTTCCACGGCGTGCCGCTGATTGTCGTGGTCGACCCCGGCAGTGCCAACAAGGGCCAGATGTTTCAGACCCTGTGCCGCCAGCTGGGCGTCAAGGTCATCGTGCACCGCCCGAAGAACCCGCGCGCCAAGGGCAGCGTGGAAAAGCACAACGACATCATCGAGCGCGGCTTTGAAGGCCGGTTGATCGCTATTGAAGTCACCAGCCTGGAACAGCTCAACGCCGAAGCCGACATCTGGCGCCGCTATTTCAACGGCGCCCGCCAGCACCGGAGGCACGGCCATACCCGCTACGGCTTCTGGCAGACGATCCGCGCCGAGCAGCTGCGCCTGGCGCCGGCGCCGGAAATCTGCCAGGCACTGATGACCGACCGCACCTGCAAGCGCAAGGTGAAGGGCGACCTGACGGTCGATTTCGACAATCGCGTCTTTACCGTGGCGCACCTCGGCCACCTGAGCGTCAAGCAGGAAGTAACGGTCGGCTGCAACCCCTACCGGCAGGACGCGATCCTGCTGATCGAGAAGGACGAGCATCGGCGCGACGTGCATTACATCTGCCCCGAGGTCGCTTTCAACGAGGCGGGATTCCGCCGCGACGCGCCGGTCTGGGGCGAAGATTTCAAGGCCTTCGCCGATACGCCGGCGGTCAGGGACATGAAGGCGCTGGAGCAGATGGCCTACGGCGTCGACGGCAAGCTGGAAGTCGATGCGGCGCGCCGCGCCAGAAAGCCGGTGTTCGGCGGCCTCGACATCAGCAGCCACCTGGAAGCGGCAACGCCGGCCAGCTACATGCCGCGCCGCGGCACCGAAATGGATGTCGCCTCGCCGGTCGCCGCCGGCAGCAAGGGCGATGTGCTGGCCAGCCCGGCCGCCCTCGCCATCGAAGCCCGCGCCCTCAACCTGGTGCAGCTGGCCGGCCGCCTGGCCGCCGCCATGCCCGGCGAATGGACGGCGGCGCACTACCAGCAGCTGGCCGGCTGGTATCCGCAAGGGGCACTGGAATCGGAAGTCGCGGCGATCGTCGATCGCCTGAAAGGTTTCACGGAACCCCCACGCCTGCGGGCGGTGGGCGGTGCCTGAAGAGGTGCCCGCCACTGCGTTGGAGCGCAAGTGACGGGCGGTTTGCAGCAGAACTAGCACGGAGATTTAAGCATGAAAACGTCTCGCAACCAAATCGGGGAGGTGCGCCATGAGTGCCTTGCCTGCCATTTTTAGAGGGCATCCCTACATGCCGATCAAGCTCAAAGGCGTGCTGATCAAGCACGGCATTTCTCACCCGGCGCTGGCGGCCGAGATCAAGCAGGCCAAGGATGTGCCGCTCAGCCGCACGGCGCTGAACCAGATCCTCAACCACTCGTATTTCCCGCGCAACACGACGCCGGAAGCGATCAAGGCGCAGATCGAGGCGGCGCTGCTGGCGCGCGGCATCGACCAGGCCGAGCTGGGCGGCGCCTGGGAAGCCGACGTCGACGACGCCTATCGCGGCGTCTACCCGATCGGCGCGCACGTCGGCAAGGCCGGCCCGAGCAAGCGCGCGCTGAAGGTCGTCACCACCGAGCCTGATTTCGAACCCATGGAGATTCACATGCTGTCACCCCTGGCCAAGCGCCATTTCAAACTGTTCCGCGACCCCTTTGTCGATGATGTGAATGGCCCGGAGGATGTCTATCTTTCCGACTCGCAGCGCTACGTGACCGAAGCCATGCTGCAGACCGCGCTGCTGGGCGGCATCACCGCCGTCATCGGCGAATCCGGCTCGGGCAAGACCACCTTGCGCAAGCTGCTGCAGCACCGCATCGCCGGCGAGCGCCAGAACATCCGCATCATCTTTCCGCAGGCGCTGGACAAATCCAAGCTGAATACCGGCGCCATCTGCACGGCGATCATCAAGGATCTGGAGCCGGATACCGGCGTCCGCAGCAGCCTGGAAGCGCAGGCGCGCCAGGTCAAGGAAGTGCTGCTGCGCTCGGCGCGCGGCGGCGCCAAGCATGTGCTGATGATCGAGGAGGCGCACGACCTGTCGATCCAGACGTTGAAGTACCTGAAGCGCTTCTACGAGATCGAGAGCGAGAACGGCTTCGGCAAGGTGCTGGCCATCGTCCTGGTGGCGCAGCCGGAAATGCGCCAGAAGCTGAACGTGATCCGCTACCCGGAGGCGCGCGAGTTCATCAACCGCTGCGAGATTGCCACGCTGGAACCGCTGCACACCCACGTCGGCGCCTACCTCAAGCACAAGCTGCAGCGCCTCGGCATCGTCGCCGACAGCGTCTTTGCCGACGACGCCTATGAGGCGATCCGCGCCCGCTGGACGGCGGTCGATCCGAATACCCGCGAGGTCAAGACCAACCTCTACCCGCTGATCGTCAACAACACCGCCACCCGCGCCATGAACAAGGCCGCCGAACTCGGCCTGCCGATCGTGACCGGCGACCTGATCAAGGAGATCTGACGTGAGCACCGCACACACCGCACCCGCACTGCACCGCGACTGGCGCGCCGGCGAAGCCCGCCGGGCTGCCGCGCTGGCCGAGATCGACACCCAGCTGGACAACGTCAAGGCGTGCGTGCGCTGGCTGGTCGGCCAGGGCATCTATGTCGAGGACGTCAAGGTCGGCGCCCACAACCGGCCGCGCATCACGGTCGCCGCCAGCCCGCTGCTGCACGCGCTGTTCAAGGACGATTGCGCCGCCGGCCAGCACTGGGACGCGCTGCTCGGCCGCACCGTCTATGACTTCGTGGCCATCCGCTACGAGTGCCGCGTCTGCTGGGCGGAGGTGAAGCAATGAAAGCCATCCGCCGCCTGCGCGCCTTCTGCGGGCGCTGCGAACACGCCTTCGACCTGTGGAACCGCCTCGGCTTCAGCTGGAAGCGCGCCTGGCAGATCGCGGGGACGTGGCAGTGAAAACAACCCTGCCGAAAGGCGACGCCAACCGCGTCACGACCCTGCTTGGGCTGCGCGCTGGCCCGATGACCAGCATGGAAATGACCGAGCGCTGGTCGTTCGGTACCCGCTTCGCCGTCGAGATGCAGCGCGACGGCCTGGTCGAGGTCATCGGCAACGAATACCGCCTGACCGCCGCCGGCCGCGCCGCCTGCCCGTTCCGTAACCCCCTGGCCGCCACGGCGGCCGCACCGGAGACTTTCATCATGCCCAAGGGCGAAACCAAACTGACCCGCCAGCAGGTGCTGGCCGCCATCGTCGCTGCCGGCCCGGCCGGCATGTCGCGCGCGGCGCTGATCGAGAAGTTCGCGCACCTGGTCAGCGTTCAGGCCATCGAAATGCACATGAGCGCGCTCTATCGCCAGCAGCCGCCGGTCGTCTTCAAGCCGAAGGCCGGCGTCATGGTCGCCCTCGAGTTCAAGACGGATGCGCCGGCAGTCGAGCCAGCCGTCAATGATCCCTTGCCAGTTGCGGCCGACGACGACCTGAACAAGTGGGTGCCGGAGCCGCTGGCCACCGACATCGACGGTATCAGTCTCGCCGTAGACCACCATGACGCCGCCGACCTGAGCACCGCCGATCTGGCCAAGCAGATGGCGCAGATCGCCGGCCTCAACACTACGCCGCGCTACGCCGTTGCCTTCCCCGGCGACTTCCACAGCAGCGTCGACGAGGCCGTCGCGCAGGCGGTCAGAGACTACGAAAGCGCCTCGCTCGCGCAGGCCGTCATCATCGCCTGCACGCCGCTTGGCCGGATCGAAGTGCGCCCTGTCTTCGTGCCGGAGGCCGCCTGATGCCCGGCAAACACAACGCCTTCCAGACCCGGCCGGCGCGCATCAACGGCATCGTCGTCGGCGGCCTCGAACACAAGATGCTGCTCGCCCTGCGCGGACCCGGCGGCATGACCAGCGACCAGGTCTATGAGCGCTTCAGCGGCGGCGGCACCAGCGGCGCGCTGCACCGGCTCAAGGTCGCCGGCTATGTCGCCATGCCCGGCAACGGGCAGAAGGGCAAGCCGATCCGCCTCACCGAAGCCGGCCGCGCCGTGGTCGACCCCGCCGGCCCGCTCGCCCGCAGCAAGACCCTCATCAACTACTGCCACCTCTAGGAGCCGCCATGGCCAAGACCAAAACCCGCATCAAGACCACCGCCGCTGCGGTCGACGTGCCGCAGAGCCGCGAATCCGCCGCCGCCGCCGTCGCCGCCATCGGCATCGCCAGCCGCGAGATCACGCGCATCCAGGCGCAAATGAACGACGCCCTGGCCGAGATCCGCGAAGCCTACGAACGCGAAGCCGAACCCTACAAGCTCCGCATCCAGGCGCTGCAGGACGGCGTACAGATCTGGGCCGAAGCCAACCGCGCCGCGCTGACCAACGGCTACAAGGTCAAGACCGTCGGCCTCACCAGCGGCGAACTGGTCTGGCGCATGAACCCGCCCAGCGTGCGGCTGATCGGCAGCGAGGACGAAGTGATCGACTGGTGCGCCGCCCACGGCTTCGAAGACTTCATCCGCCGCACGCCGACGCTCAACCGCGAAGCGATCAAGTCCAACCCGGAAGAAGCCAAGAATGTCCCCGGCCTGCGCATCGGGCAGAGCGAGGCGTTCGTGGTGGTGCCGTTCGAGACTGAACTGGCGGTGGCGTGATGGCCCTGAAAAAAACCAAAAGAGCGGCAGAAGGCATTGCCTACGAAGGCGTCGCCGCGCACTGGCGCACCGAAGTAGGCGACGTGATCATCGTTGCCGAGAACATGTCCGCGCTTGATGCCGTGTGTCAACTTATCGATCCGAGGCACTTTGATCCGGAAATAGCACGTGAGGTTGGCGTCTTCAAACTCGAATCAACAAAAGAGGCCGCGTAATGGCCACCTCCATCAAGCAACTCGCCGCCGGCCAGAAGCGCAGCCTGGCCAGCATCAAGAAGAAGCTGGAAGCGATGGCCGCCGAATGGTCGGAAGTCGACAACGGCACCATGTGGCTGCTGCAGGAGATCGCCGACAAGACCGACGCGGCCAGCGAAGAAATGCAGGCCTTCGCCGCCGGCGTGGAGGTCTTCTGATGCTCAACTTCCTCAACATGCTCAAAGCCCCCGAGCAGCCCGCACCGCTGGCGCTTTATGTGGCCACCTACAGCAACGGCTTCGGCCTGCAGCGCAAGGAAATCCACGCGCCGACGCGGCTGGCCGCCTACGCCATCGCCCAGGTGCGCCCGCCGGAAGGCTGCGAACTCACCCAGCTCAGGAAGGTGCGCCATGGCTGATCTCGTCTATTTCAGGGTCAACACCGCCGGCAGCTGGGCGCGCCTGGTCTGCTGCCCGCCGGAGAGGGTAGCTGCCGTCAAGGACGCCTGCGAAGTGCTCGCCGCTGCCTGCGGCAACGGCGTTTCCTTCAAGGCCTGCGACATGGCTGGCACCACCCTGGAAACCTTCCACAGCAAACCCCGCGCCGGTGAGCCGCATGGCTGGCATGCACCGCGCTAATCCATTTTCCAACCTTGCCCAAGGAGGGCAACACACCATGAATCAATCCGAACTCATCCTCACCACCGCCCAGGTCTCCGGCGTCTCGAAGAAGGACGTCGAGCACGTCCTCAAGACCGCCGGCGACGTCATCACCGCCCACCTGGCCGAAGGCGGCGAAGTGCCGCTGCCCGGCCTCGGCAAGTTCGTCACCCAGCAGAAAGACGCCCGCGAAGCGCGCAACCCGGCCACCGGCGAAACCATCCAGGTGGCCGCCCACAAGGCCGTCAAGTTCCGCACCGCCAAGGCGCTGAAAGACGCGATCAACCCCTAAACCCTCGCTTCAAGCCCCGTTAATCACGGGGTTTCGAGAGATGGTTTATCCGGAGAATTAACGATGACCCCCGCCCAAAAACGCCTGGCCTTTCCGCTCCGCGCCCCGCGCCTCCAGACGCAAGCCTTCTGGCCGCTGCACATGCTGGCGGCTGCGGTCGACGGCTATCACGAGGCCTTTTTCATGGCCCTGCGGCCGGCAGGGCGGCCGTGAGCCAGATCGGCGTCTGGCGCGCCGCGCGCATTCGCGCCATCCATGCCGCCTGCCGCGCCGCCGGCCTCGATGAAGAGGCGCGGCACGACCTGCAGCGCAGCCTGATCGGCAAGGCCAGCCTGTCCGACATGACCCTGCCGGAACTCAACACCCTGCTCGACCACATCAATGGTGCCAGCGGCTACACCGGCCACGCCGGCAAGCCCAAGGGCATCGACGCCGATCCGCAGCTGCAGAAGATCGAGGCGCTGCTCGCCGACATGAAACTGCCGTGGGCGTACATCCACAAAAGCAAGGCCGTCCCCAGCATGGTCCGCCGCCTGACCGGCAAGGACCGCGTCGAATGGGCGGACGCCGCCGGCAAGCAGGCCGTCATCGCCGCACTGGTGCGGCGCCAGCAGAAGGTGCAGGGCTGAGATGACCCCGGAACTGCTCGCCGAACTCTCCCGCCTGCCGCTCTTTCCGCGCACCGCGCGCGAACTGATCCGCGTCGCCGGGCTGGAGGCCGCGGCGCAGTTGATCAGCGCCTGGCCGGGTCAGGAATGGCCGGTGCCGGCGCGCGTCGGCGGCAGCAACCCGGCCGGCGTGCGGCGCTGGGCACAGCTGGTCGAGATCGTCGGCGAAGCGCCGGCGGCGTGCATCGTCCGCTGGTCGCCCGGCGGCGTGCTGTGCGTGCCGAACCTGAAAGAGGTCATGTGGAGCTACACGCAGGACAAGATTCGAGCCGATTTCGACCGCCTGACGATCACCGGCGGCTACAGCCTGCGCGAAGCGGTGTTCGAGCTGGGCATCAAGTACGGCTGCACCGGCGCCGCCATCCAGCGCGCGCTGAAACGGCCGGACAACGTGCTCGGCGAAGCGGCCGGCCTGGTGCCGGCGCAAGGGGCGTTGTTTTGAATGGCTAACGCTAGCTTGAGCGGCCGTGCGCCCACGGGAGAAAAACGGAAATGACGACAACGCTTATGGCGCAAGGTCCGCTCGAAGCGTCAGTTGGGCGGCGACCCTACGTTGTGCCGATCACGCTGGCACAGGCGAAGGCGTTCATTGCGGAGCACCACCGCCACAACAAGCCGCCGGTCGGCTGGAAATTCGGGGTTGGCCTGCGCCTCGACGGCGCACTGGTCGGAGTAGCGACAGCTGGCCGCCCCGTGGCGAGGCACTTCGATGACGGCCTGACACTGGAAGTGAACCGGACCTGCACCGATGGCACGCGCAACGCGAACAGCATGCTCTACGGCGCTATCTGGCGAGTTGCCAAGGCGATGGGCTACCGGCGGTGCATTACCTACACGCAACATGACGAGAGCGGGGCCAGCCTGCGCGCTGCCGGATGGGTGAAAGTGAAGGAATTGGCAGCCCGCAAGTCTTGGGCCGAGAGCAGCGTAAAGCTCAAGGACAAGCGCGATGCGGTCGGGAATGGTGGCGTGGCGCGGACCCTGTGGGAAGTGCGCATTACGACGCCCAACGCTTAGGTGATTGGCCGAGGCCGTCAGGCCGAAGGTCCAGCGCGAAGCGCGACATCGACCGGAGTGTTATGCGGTGTACTAAATTGCAACGACATTAGTAGGAAATTGACATGAGCGAACTGACCAAGGGCGAGCGCAAGCAGATAGCCGAGATTCTGAGCCGCCGAGCCAACGAGATTGCCGGCTTCAGCGGCGATTACCGAAAGGACGGCAACCACTTCGGAAGCGTGGAACTTGCGCTGAGCCGAGAAATCGAGCGCCTACGCAGACTGGCTGACCGGGTGAATCCGCCCGAGCCGGAAGATGAAGACGCATAACACTGAGGTAAAGGGCGACTGACGGCGCAGCCGGCAGGCGTCCGCTTTGACCGCCGGGTTAGACCGGCATTAACTATGGAGAACCAGAAATGCAAAAACTTCAGATTGGCAGCCACCGTTTTACCGAAGTAACCGTGATGGACGAACCTGGCGCGGGAGGGGCTTGCCACGAATACTACATTTCCCGAGCGCAGCAAATGTCTGACGAAGCCGCTGTGCCGATTGGCGAATTTGGAATGGTGCGCTTCCAGAACGGGCCAATCGGTGAAGTTGGCGTGAATGGATGCCACCAAGAGGACTTGATTTCCATCGTTATTCACCGGCTGCAATGCTTCCAGGCCGGGCAATACGCCTGCCGCGAAAACGCATTGGCTCTGACGAAGTTGGAAGAGGCAATGCACTGGCTCAACCACCGGACGACCAACCGGCAGAAGCGTGGGGTTGAAGGAACCAATGAGGTCTAACGCGGTGTAGACGTCAAACCCGCCGTCTAAGCAAGTAAACACGTCACCAGCCCCGCCCCGAGCGGGGCTTTTTATTGCCACCTGCCCATCCCCGTCCCCGTGACCGGCCTACGCGCGCCCGCGTAGCCTTCCGGCATGACCTGCCGCACCTGCCAGCACTTCGTTTCTTCCGAGCGCGCCAATCAACGGGCGGAGCTGGAAGGCTTCGGCTATTGCAATGCCGCGCCCAGCGCCCTGCTGCGCGCCCGCTTTTTCCGCGACCACCTCGATTGCTGGCTGTCGCCGGCGCGTTACCAGGAGCGCAGACCATGAAGATCACCCCGGCCGGCTGGCTGTGGATTTACTTCCTGAGCTGGATCATTACTTCCATCGCCGGGGCGCTTTTCGTATGACGACAAGCCGTTACGCCTCGCGCAAGTTCCTGCTCGCCGCTGCCGCACTGGCCAGCGCCACCTGGCTGGTCTCCATCGGCGCCATCACGCCGGTCGTCTATCAGGTGGTCGTGCTCGGCACTGTCGGCGTCTACATCACCGGCAACGTCGGCCAGAAGTGGGTCGAGAAGAAAGCGGCGGTGGTCGAGTGAGAACCCGCATCGCCGTCGGCGCGCTGGCCCTCTCGGCGCTCGGCTTCGTCGGCATCGTCAGCCAGGAAGGCTACACGACCACGGCCATCCGCCCGGTGCCGAACGATCCGCCGACCAACGGCTTCGGCAGCACCACCGGCGACGACGGCCAGCCGCTGGCGCTCGGCGAAAAGACCGACCCGGTACGCGCTGCCCGCCGCGCCGTGCGCGACCTGAACCTCAAGGAAAAGGCGTTCAAGCAATGCCTGGGCGACGCCGTGCCGCTCTACCAGCACGAATACGACGCCTATGCCGATCTGACCTACAACGTCGGGCCGGGCAATGTCTGCAAGTCGTCGATCATCCCCAAGCTGCGCGCTGGGCAGTACGAAGCCGCGTGCAGCACAATCCTCGATTTCCGCAAGGTGCAGGGGCGCGACTGCTCGACCCCCGAGTGGAAAACCTTCTGCGGCGGCGTGTGGACGCGCCGGCAGGAGGTGGCGAAGCTGTGCCTGACCGGCGAATACCCGGCCCGCTGGAGCGCCCGCTGATGACCCCGGAAATCATCAAAGCCGTCATCGTCGCCGCCTTTGCCGCGCTGATCTTCCTCGCCGGCTGGCAGACCAACGGCTGGCGCAAGGATGGCCAGATCGACCGCATCGAGCGCGCCCATGCCGAACAGCGCGCCCGCGATGCCGAGGCCGCCGCCGAAGAGATCGCCGCTGCCACCAAGCGCGGCAACGAGCTGGCCGCCCGCGTCACCGCCGCCGAATCCACACGCGACGCCGCCCTGGAGGAAACCCGCGATGCCCTACGCAAAATCACCACTGGCAAGCCTTGCCTGCCTGCTGCTGCTGTCCGCCTGCTCAACCAGTCCGCCGGCCTCAAGCCCGCCGCACTGCCCGCCGCCCCCGGCCAGCCTGCTGGCGCCGATGCCGCCTTTGCCACCGATACCGATGTCGGGCAATGGGCTGCGGCCGCCATCCGCCATTACGACACCTGCCGCGGTCGACTCGACGCGATAGCCGATTTTTACAAGGATTCACCGTGACGAAACACGTCATACCCGCCCCACAGCGCCCGCTGGTCGTCGCCGCCGCCGACCGCGCCTATGACGCCCTGCGCGGCCATGTCGGCGACAGCTACGAGGTCGCCGAGGTCGTGCGCCGGCTGGCGCATGAATGCTGGCTGGCCGGCTTCGCGCACGCCCGCGAAACCCCGCCCGAGGCCGCCGAATGACCGACCAGTTCGACCGCGCCACCGAGATCGAGGAAGCCCAGCGCGAGGACGCCCTGCAGGCGCAATCCCGCCGTGCCGGGCTGGAGGGCAAGACGGTGGCCGACAGCGCGCTGGAATGCGTGCTGTGCGACGACCCGATCCCCGAGGCGCGCCGCCAGGCGGTGCCGGGCGTGCAGTTGTGTCTGGAATGCCAGAACTTTTCCGAGAAATACGGCCGGGGCGGGAGGTACGCGCGGTGATGATCACCCTTGAACTGTGGCACCTGATTACGCTGCTGCTGGCCTTCTTCGGCTGCGTGGCCGGCTTCGGCAAGATCCTGCTGGCCGAATTCGAGAAGCGCCAGGCGGCGCGGTTTGAGACGCAGGACGCCGCGCGCCAGACGGCGCAGGAGCACTGGGACCAGCGCTTTTCGACCATCGAGAAGGGCGCCGCCGAATGGGCGCGGGTGGAGCGCGATTTCCTGACCTTTCGCGCCGAGCTGCCGATGACCTATGTGTTCCGCTCCGACTACGTGCGCAACCAGACGATCATCGAGGCCAAGCTCGATTCGATCGCCCTCCGACAAGAAAACATATTGCTGCAAGGAGCAAACAAATGAACCTCGACGCCGCGAAAATCCGCCGCGAAAGCCTGCGCTGGTATCTGATCCTGGCGCTTTACAACGCGCGGCCGGAGGAGCTCTGCGAAGAGATCATCCAGGGCACCATGCGCTCGATTTATCCGGACGTCTCGCCGATGGAGGTGCGCCAGCAGCTGGATTACCTGGCCGACCGCGACCTGGTCGATCTGCGCAAGGAACCTTCCGGCCGCTGGTGGGGCAACCTGACCCGCTTCGGCACCGACCTGGCCGAATACACGGTCGAATGCGAGCCGGGCATCGCCCGCCCGACCAAATACTGGGCCGGCTGAGATGGGCCGCCAATCGAGCATCACCGCGCTGCCGGAAGCCACCCGCGACGCGCTCAACCGCGAGCTGGCGGCACGCAACTTCAGCGGCTACGAGGCGCTGGAAGACTGGCTGCGCGGGCAGGGCTTCGAGATTTCCAAGTCAGCGATCCACCGCTACGGCCAGAAGATCGAGCGCCGCATGGCCGCCATCAAGGCCAGCACCGAGGCCGCGAAGCTGGTGGTCGAATCCGCCGGCGACGACCAGGACGCGCGCTCCGAGGCGGTCATCGCCCTGGTGCAGACGGAAATGTTCGATTCGATCATCGCCATCCAGGAAGCCGACGACGAAGAACTGAGCCCGGCGGACAAGCTGGGCATGATGAGCAAGGCGGCGAAGAATATTGCGACGCTGGCGCGGGCGAGCATTGCGCAGAAGCAGTTCAAGACGACGGTGCAGACGCGCGCCGCCGAGGTGGCCGACAAGGTGGCCAAGCTGACCAGCAAGGGCGGCCTGTCGGCCGAGGCCGAAGCCGAGATCCGCCGCTCGATCCTCGGGATTGCCGCGTGAGCGTTAAAAACCCACTCCTCGGCAGCGTCCCGGCGAGCGATACTAACGCCCCGCCGCCGGTGCTGCTGCCCTATCAGCAGCGCTGGATTGCCGACGATTCGCAGCTGAAGATCGCCGAGAAGTCGCGCCGGATCGGCCTGACCTGGGGCGAGGCCGCCGACGACGTGCTGATCGCCTCGCGCGCCGATGGCTCCAACGTGTTCTATATCAGCGCCACCGAGGACATGGCCATCGAATATATCGAGGCCTGCGCCATGTGGGCGCGCGCTTTCGACATGGCGGCCGGCGAGATCGAGGACGGCATCTTTCACGATGATGGCGACAAGGCGATCAAGACGTACAAGATCGACTTCCCGAAGTCGGGCAAGCGCATCGTTGCGCTGTCGTCGCGCCCGGCCAACCTGCGCGGCAAGCAGGGCGTGATCGTCATTGACGAGGCGGCGTTCGCGCCTGATCTGCCCGGCCTGATCAAGGCAGCGATGGCGATGCTGATGTGGGGCGACAAGGTACGCATCATCAGCACGCACGACGGCGATGACAATGCGTTCAACGAGCTGATCACCGAGATCCGCGCCGGCAAGCGCACGGGGTCGGTGCATCGCATCACCTTTGCGCAGGCGGTCGAAGAGGGATTGTTCCGGCGCGTCTGCCTGCGCAAGGGCATGCCGTGGACGAAGGCGGCCGAGGAGGCTTGGGTGCAGGGCGTGCGCGGCTTTTATGCAGGCGACGCCGACGAGGAGCTGGATGTGATTCCCGCTCAGGGTGGCGGCACGTATCTGCCGCTGGCCCTGATCGAGGCGCGCATGCAGCCCGGCGTTGCCATCGTGCGTGGCAAGTGGAAGCCGGAGTTTTCGCTGGTGCCGGAGCCGACGCGCTTTCGCGAGATGGGCGAATGGTGCCAGGAACACCTGGCGCCGGTGCTCGCCGATCTGGACAAGACACGCGCGCATGGCCTCGGCTTCGACTTCGCGCGGGTCGGCGACCTTTCGGTGCTGACGGTGCTGGAAGAAGGCAGCGACACGGTGAAGCGGCCGCGCCTGGTGGTCGAGCTGTCGCGCTGCCCGTACAAGCAGCAGGAGCAGATCTTCGATTTCGTGGTCGACCGGCTGCCGCGCTTCCGGCGCGGGGCGCTGGATGCGAACGGCAACGGCGGCCAGCTGGCCGAGCACGCGGCCGACAAGTACGGCCACGACCGCATCGAGCAGGTGCATCTTTCCGAGAAGTTCTATATGGAGCAGATGCCGAAATTCAAGGCTCACATCGAGGATGCGACGCTCGACGGCCTGCCGATGGACGATCAGTGCCGAGACGACTTGCGCGCGATCAAGAAGATCAACGGCATCCCGAAGATTCCGAAGGCCAAGACGCAGAACGGCGACGGCCAGAAGCTGCAGCGCCACGGGGACTTCGCCATTTCGCTGTTTTTGGGCGATTACGCGATGCACACGGAGGTCGTTGGTGTGTGCACCGGCTTCGAATCCCTCTCGCGACGGCCCGCTGCCGGCGGCCGCGACGACGACCACGGCGACACCGGCCGGCGCATGTTCTAAGGACGCATCATGGCAAAAATTCTCGACCAGTACGGCCAGCCCTTCGACATTTCCGCCGTTGCCGAGCCGCAGACGGCCCGCGTCGCCGCCCTGGCGAACACCTACATCGAGGGCCAGCTTAATGGCCTGACGCCGTCGCGCGCGGCGCGCATCCTGGCCGCTGCCGACCAGGGCGACATCGTTGCCCAGCACCGGCTGTTCGAGGACATGCTCGACCGCGACGCCCATGTGCTGTGCGAGTTCGACAAGCGCCGGATGGCGCCGACGACGCTGGACTGGTCCATCGTGCCGCCGGCCGATGCGACGCCGGCCGAGACGAAGGCCGCCGAGTGGGTCGACGACATCCTGCGCACTGCGGTCGACGACATGGAGGACGTGATTTCCACCATGATGGATGCCGCCGGCCACGGTTTCGCGCCGATCGAACTGGAGTGGCAGCTGTTGGGCGGCGAGCGCCTGCCGAAATTCCACCCGCGGCCGCAGGACTGGTTCCGGCTCTCCACCGACCGCCGCGAACTGCGCCTGAACGACGGCAGCGCCGACGGCGCCGAGCTGGTGCCGATGGGCTGGATTCTGCACCAGCACAAGAAGGCGAAAACGGGCTACATCGCCCGTTCGCCGCTGTTCCGCACGCTGGTCTGGCCGTTCATTTACAAGAGCTATTCGATTGGCGACCTCGCCGAGTTCCTGGAAACCTACGGCCTGCCGATCATCCTCGGCAAATACTTCCAGGGCGCCGGGCCGGATGAAAAGGCCTCGCTGATGCGGGCGGTGACGGCGCTTGGCCACGATGCCCGCGCCATCATGCCGAAGGAAATGGAGATCGAGATCCAGAAGGTGACGGGGGCCGGCGACGGCGCGCCGCACCTGGCGATGGTCGATTGGGCGGAACGCGCGCAGTCAAAGGCGATTCTCGGCCAGGTGCTGAGCGCCGAGGCCAAGGCGACCGGCATGGGCAGCGGCGTGGCCGATCTGCAGGGCGAGGTGCGGCGCGACATTCTCAAGAGCGACGCCCGCCAGCTGGCCGGCACGCTGACGCGCGACCTGATCTACCCCTTGATCGCCTTCAACCGGCCGGGCATCGACGGCCTGCGGCGCTGCCCGCGCTTCGTTTTCGATCTTGGCGAGGCGGAGGATCTGGCGCTGTACGCCGATGCGCTGCCGAAGCTGGCGCAGGGCGGCGCGCGGATTCCGGTGGCGTGGGTGCATGAAAAGCTGATGATCCCGCAGGCGGGCGAAGGCGAGGCGGTTTTCGGGGTGAAGGCGCCGGTTGTTCCGCAGCCGCCGGCCGCTGCGCTGGCCGCGCTCAAGGCCGAGCCGCCGGCAAAGGTGGAAGATACCGCCGACAAGATGACTGGCGCGCTGGCCGTTAATGCCGACGCGCCGCTGGCCGACTGGGTGGGCAAGATTAACGCCATGCTCGACCAGGCCAGCAGCCTGGAAGAGTTCCGCGCCATGCTGCTGGCCGGCTACAACGACCTGCCGGCCGAGCAGATGGTCGAGGTGATGGCCGCGGCGCTGGCGGCGATCGAACTGCGCGGGCGCGCCGAAGTGCTGGCCGGCCAATGAAGCTGCGTTTTTCCTTCGAGGTCGAGTTCGAAAGCCCGGAGACGGCAAAGGCCTACGGCGTCGCGCTCGGTTTTGCCCTGACCAACATCGAAACCAACGCCCTGGAGATTTCCGAGGCGCCGAACCCGCGCATCACGCGCGGCAAGGTCGAGGTGTCGGAAGCGGCGCCGGCTGCCCGCCATGGCTGAAATCGGGGTTTTCGGCGGTTTCGACCTGCCCTTAAAGGAGCAGATCGACTTCTTCCGGCAGAAGCTGAACCTGCCGACCGAGCGCTGGGACGATATCTGGCAGGCGCAGCATGACCGCGCGTTCGTCGTCGCCGGGGCGATGAAGGCCGATCTGCTCGACGACCTCAAGCGCGCCGTCGACAAGGCCATCGCGCAGGGCACGTCGCTCGAAACCTTCCGCGCCGACTTCCGCCAGATCGTCTTCAATCGCGGCTGGACAGGCTGGACGGGCGAAGGCTCGGAAGCCGGGTTCAACTGGCGGACCAAGGTCATCTACGAGACCAACCTGCGCAGCAGCTATGCCGCCGGCCGCGCCGCCCAGCTGGCCGACCCCGGCCTGCAAAAGCTGATGCCGTTCCGCCGTTATGTGCACAACGATAGCGTGCTCAACCCGCGCCCGCTGCATCTTGCGTGGAACGGCCTGACCCTGCCGCACGACCATCCTTTCTGGAACACGCACATGCCGCCCAACGGCTGGGGCTGCCGCTGCCGCGTGACGGCCGCCGTCGCCCCCCGCAAAGGCGACCGTACCGAGCCGCCGAGCGGCTGGGACGAGCCCGGCGAAAACGGCAACCTGCCGGGCATCGACAAGGGCTGGGCGTATGCGCCGGGGCAGTCGATTCTCGACGACCTGGTCGCCGCCAAAAAAGAAACCCTGGTGCCGCCGCTCGCAGCGGCCTTCGACGCGGACATGCAGCGTGGCCGATAGCATCTCCATCATATACAACGACGCCGCCGTCATCGCCCGGCTGCGGCAGATCGCCCGGCAGGTCGACAACATGGCGCCGGCCATGCGCGCCATTGGCGTAATCCTGGCTGAATCGACCAAGGAGCGTTTCAGCACCAGCACCGCGCCGGATGGCGAACGCTGGAAACCCAACAAGCTGGCGACCGTGCTCGGTCGACTGAGCCAGATCAGCGGCACCTACAGCAAGAAGACCGGCCGCATGACGAAGAAGGGCGCTACCGCGTTCATTTCGAAAAAGCCGCTGGTCGCCACCGGCGAGCTGCGCGACAGCATCCGCTACCAGGTCGCCGCCGACGGCAACAGCGTCGAGATCGGCACCAACCACTTTGCCGGTGAATGGACTGGCGGCGCCGCCGTGCATCAGTTCGGCGACAAGAAAGGCCGGATTCCCGCCCGGCCATTCCTTGGAATATCCGATGCCGACCGCGACGAGGTGCTGGCGATTCTCGACCGCTTTTTGGAGCAGGCGGTCGGCGGCGCATGATTTCGTCTTCCCGTTGCATCGCCGAGGCGATTGAACTATTCTGGCAGCACTAAAACACAGGCGGACGCTGCCCGACCGCAGCGAATGCCGCCCGCCATCCTGCGGGCGTCGTTATTTCCGCTGTAGCAGCACCAATGGTCGGGACGAGAGCGCCGAATACAACACCCGCAAGGGGAATGAGCGCCGGGTACCTGTGTACCTAGTTGAGTCCCGACCGCCCGCACCGGCTACTAACCGGCTCGGGTCTTTCAACTTAAACACAGGAGGCCATCATGGCTAGAAACAAACCCGAAGCGGGCGCCACCGCAAAATCCCTGATTCAAACCCTGCAATCGCAGCTCGACGCCGACGGCGCCTTGCGTGAATTGCTGTCCGGCGATCTCGAAGAGATCGGCGCCGGATCGAACAGCCACCTTGAGCATCTTCTGGAAGTGGCCAGCGAGATCGAGGACGACATCAACCTGCTGCTTTGCGAGCTGGAAACGGCGGAATCGGCCATGGATATTTACGCCATCGCCGGGTCGGCATGCACGCGCGGAGAAATCCACCTCTCTACCGTCACCGCCGTCTTCCTCAAGCTGCTGCCGAAATGCCGCGACTGGGACAGCCGCCTCCATCAACAATTCACCCGCCTTCACGCCATGAAGCGCGGCCTCGCTCACCACTAAAAGGAGAAAACCATGGGACGTACATCATCTATCGATCACCTGCCCGACGATCTGAAAGAGCAGCTGGTACATCGGCTGTTTGACTCTAAATTCTCTGACTATGAAGGGCATGAAGAGTGGACTGCATCTCAAGGGTTTCGCGTTTCAAAAAGTGCTATCCATCGATACGCCCAGGCAATCGAAAGGCAGCTTGCCGACCCCGCGCTGCGCCTAAGCTGCGCCCAGGTAGCCGCACGCTATTCCGATGGTGATTCGATCATTGAAAACTCTTCGCGGCTCCTCGTATGGGTCGTTTCTCGTAAACCCTAACCAGCTTTTTTCACCAAAACCAAAGGGCCGAAATGGCCCTTTTTTTATTTTCGCTGTGCGCAATTAATTTTCAAACTATTTTGACCATACCGGTACGCCGCACCTTGTC